ACAATCGGTGGCAATTCAAGCAATATATCTGGTGGCTCTAACTCAGGTGTGGGTGGCAGAAGAACCGTTGCAGGTGGTTCTGGTACTGTCGGCTCTGGCAGGGGTATGGAAGTTGTTTGAAGTATCGTAGAAATTGGTTGGTTTACCACAGGCACAGTCGTAGATGGTGCAATAGTAGAAGTGGTCATCTGTTGAATCGTGGATGTTGTTGTAGATACCCATGTTGTTGTCGTTGTCTCCATAGTAGTAGTTGTAAACGCCTCATCAGGAACTATAGACCATCCCTGATTGTTGATATTCCAAGCCAACATTAAACATGATGACCCACCATTTTCGTACATCCACAAATCAAGCGAATGACTATCTGCACTAATGTCTAGGGGACCTGATTCCATCCAAGTGCAACCTTGGTCCCACCAGTCACCCCACTGATTACCACCAATGTCTATGATGCCACCGTCATCTGTAGCCAACCAAAACTGGATTGTTTCATGTTCTGGGATTATGATTGTCCCCGTTATATGTACCATAAACAAATCGTTCGTACATTCCATAAACGGTTCACCGTCATAAGAACGGTTAATATTGTTTTCCACTTCACTACCGCAAACGGTATAGATGTCATCTGACCGTGTGGGAGGTACTTCATCAATAATGAAGTACCGTGCTTGTAATCCTAAGATTGGTTCAGCGTGGACAGTTGGGGCAAACAGTGCGAGTATTGCTACTGGTGCAAATATCAGCCAGCGTGAAGTGCGAGCCACATTATTCAGGCTCAACTACTGGCGCAACAAAATCTGTGCCGTTCCATGTATAACCGATACCTGCGTAGGTTTTGCCTTGAACACCAATAAAAGTTTCAATCCATTCACCTTGATAGCGTTCAGGATTTGCAGCCATAAACTCTGCTGTAACAACAGCAACCTTAGTGACAATACCATCAGTGACTTGTGCAAAATATTGTGCCATGATTAAACCTTAAACCTTATATAAACAATTCCACTACCACCAGCACCGCCATAATCTCCACCACCACCACCAGAACCAGTGTTTGCTAGTGCTGCACTACCATTTACAGCCGATGATGCACCAGCACCACCAACAGAACTCCCACCTGCACCACCTGAACCTGAAACTCGTGAACCTCCACCACCACCAGCCTTAAACAATGATGAACCACCAATAAAAGTATTTACTTCTATGCCTGCTCCACCTGCGCCACCAACAGATGATGTCCCTACAGCACCTCCTGCGCCTGCACCACCACCTCCGCCTGCACCGTTGCCACCTCCTAAAGAACCTTGACCTGCACCACCTGCATTGCCCTGACCAAGAACTTCTACGGCTCTAGCACCAGCATCATTTCTTGCTGCACCAGCAGAACCGCCCCTGTTTGTAGTGACTACTACCGATGGATTGAATCCTGTACCTGCACCACCACCAACCGCAGTTGGTGCAACTGTGCTTCCCACTGTTACTGAACCTAAAGTGCTATCAAGTCCAGTTAATTGTGATGCACCTCCTGCACCAACATCAACAGTATAAGTTGTTGCAGGTAAATATACTGTTGCAACTGCAACACCACCTGCACCACCACCACCTGCATTTACTGTCCCAACACCTTCACTATTTCCACCGCCGCCGCCACCACCAATAAGCATTACATCAAACAAACCACCCCTAGTAACAGTCAGAGTGCCATCAGAAGTAAACGATGTGTAGTTGTAGCCAGTTGGTCCAGCAACAACACCCGTGCCACCTGTAGCAGTTCCATAAACTTCTGCATACGCAGTAACAGTCGTGTATGCGCTTACATAACCAAGTTGCCGTCTATCAGCCATTACAACTCCTCAACAATCGGTTCAACAAAAATTGGCAATGCAAAATCTGTGCCGTTCCATAGGTAGCCAACACCTGCGTATGTCTTACCCTCAACTCCGATGAATGTCTCGACCCAAGTACCAGGGTAACGGTCAGGGTTAGCAGCCATGAATTCTGCTGAAGCAACACGGACATCAGTAACGACACCATCAACGACCTGTGCAAAATACTGACTCATATCTTAAACCTCACCAATGCAATACCCGAACCACCTGCTGCACCATCGTTTCCTGCAATAGTTGTGTTTCCACCACCACCACCACCTGTGTTTGCTGTTCCTGCAACACCACGATTGCCACCGCCACCTACACCGCCTGTACCAGCAGAAGCACCGCCACCGCCACCGCCACCGCCGTAGCGTGTTGTTGCTGCGGATTCGCCTCGAAAAGATGAAGCGTCATATCCTGCGCCACCATTACCACCAGCGGTTCCTGATGGAGCAGCGCCAGCAGCAGTTGCACCACCACCGCCACCACCACCGTTGCCGTTGGTAGTAGTGCCTGTTCCGCCAGCAAAACCTTGTAAGCCTAAACCAGCCGTGTTTCGTGGTGCAATACCTGAAGCACCACCACCACCGCAACCGCCGTTGTCGCCAACAAGTTCAATAACACTAGAATAACCACCGCCTTTACCGCCGCCAACGCCAGACAGAGAAGTTACATCGGTGCTAACAAGTCGTGTTGTTAAACCTGAGACATATTGTGCGCCACCTGCGCCAATATCTATTGCGTATGTTCCAGCAGCAAGACTGACTGTTTGCACAGTAAGACCACCTGCACCTCCACCTCCAATACCTTGTGACCCAGCACTGTTTGCGCCAGCACCTCCACCACCGCCAACTAAAAGAACATCAAATAAACCTGCGGCAGAAACCGTAAGAGTTGCATCAGCAGTAAAAGTTAAAAGCGTATATGTCTGACCGCTGACAGTGATAGACGAAGAAGATGAGCCACCCGTAGCAGCACCATAAACCTCGGCGTAAACAGACTGGACAGCCGAACCACTTACATAGCCCATCGTTCCACGACTAGCCATAGTTACGCCGTAATTCTGTTAACGAACCCGTGCATAACAATAACATTCGTAGTACCAGCAAACGCACGAACAACCTTTGCCGTAGCATTACCCTGCAAAAGTAGACCAGGAATTACTGTAACCAAACCAGCCTCAGGAAGAACAGTCACCTCAATGTTGCCATCAGGAGCATCAGCCTGACCCCACTCAATTGTAAGTTTAACTGATGCAGAAGAACTGTTTACTGCATACAACCAAATCTCGTCAATCGTTGTCGCTGTAGCAGAAGCCGTGTGAAGTGCTGTACCAGCAGTTGCGGTAGCCGCAACCTTAATGCCCAAACCTGTGCCTGTGGCACCTGCTGGTTGTAATGTGAGTTTGCTAAATGTTGCCATATCTATATAACCTTTCGTTCCCTAATTGAAAATCATCTGTTCTTCAACAGTGTCATAATACTCAAAAATTTCTTCCTCTAACCATAAATCAAAGTTTTCATAATCATAACTTAACAAACTAACATAATCCTCAGACCAGAAATCGTTTGCCAAATCACCTAAAGTTGTCCCCGTAGCACCCTGCTCAACATAATAGTCATATTGCAAAGTACCACGATACTCTAAACCCACTTCGGACCAATGAGTATACAGCAAATCGCCTAGCGTTTTGCCTGCATCTGGATACAACAAAACTAGCGCATCGTACATTGCATCGTTAGTTGTTGTCATAATCCCTCATCTTCCTTGGCTCACCCTCGCAACAGGAATCTTTATAACCGCATTGTGGGCAAAGCCAACGAGTAGCCTCAGGAGGATACTCGCAACCACAGGTTGGGCACTCTATTAGCCGACTCATTTATAGTAGTTTCTGTTCCTTACGGGACTCAACCTCAGAATGAGCGACTGACGCTATTAGGGCATCTAGTTCTGCGTCAGAGATTTCTGATGGTTTTTGTGAGTGTTCAACATGTAGTTGGGTTGGGGCTAGACGGTTCGTTGCCTGTAGGTATAGTTTGGCGGAGTTGTTGTCGCCTTCTAAGGCACGGGCGTATAACGAATCCAAAATTTTTTGGGTTCGTTCAGGTGATTGTTGTAGGTCTGCGACTCGGCGTTCCCATTCCATTTTGAACATCGGTTTTTTTTTCCACCTGCGTAATGTGGTTTCGTCTACGCCGACTTGTTCCGCATATTTTTCTTGGGAGGTTGGAACCCGATGTGATTGAGGTACTAGTAGCCAGTTTAAAAACTTTTCTTGCCGTTCATCTAGAATGTTGTCCATGCCATTATGCATTAGGTTCCTATTTTGAATTGTTGACTAATCCTATCATATTACTGGGGAACAGGGGGAACATTATTGGGGGGGGGCTACGGGGGGGGGACTCGTGTAACAGGTGCAGGGAGTTACACGACCTGCACCCAGTCTTGTATGGTTAAGGACAAAACCAACCTATGGTTGGTTTTGTATAAGTACGGTTTAGCGTGGACAAAAGGACAACAACAATGGGTTACACAAAACCTGAACTACGAGCAAGAATACTGTCCTCCGTTAAAGCAGGAACATCAGGCGGTGCTGCAGGACAATGGTCAGCCCGCAAAGCCCAACTCGTAGCACAACGCTATGAGAAGGCTGGTGGAGGCTACACAGGAGCCAAAACCAGCAAACAAAAATCATTGTCCAAATGGACTAAAGAAAAATGGACAACCAAATCAGGTAAACCATCCACTGTAGGACCCAAAGCAACAGGTGAACGCTACCTACCAAAAAAGGCTATAGCAAACTTGTCATCGGCAGAGTACGCCAAAACTAGTGCAGCGAAACGCAAAGGCATCGCCGAAGGTAAACAGTTTGTTAAACAACCTAAAACAATAGCGAAAAAAACTAAAGGATACAGGTAATGCCCAAAACTGCTGCATGGACAAGAAAAGAAGGCAAAAACCCTAAAGGCGGACTAAACGCTAAAGGTCGTGCTTCCTATAAAGCACAAACAGGTGGCACCCTAAAGCCACCCGTCACAGCGAAAGCAGCAGCCAAATCCCCCAAAAAGGCTGCAAGACGCAAATCGTTCTGTGCCAGAATGGGTGGCATGCAGGGACCAATGAAAGACTCCAAAGGACGACCAACACGCAAAGCATTAGCATTGCGAAAATGGGACTGTTAGTTCAAAAAATATAACACATTATATTTTTTTATGACCCACCCCTCATATCAAAATTATACGCATTGGCTCTACCTCCTATTATAAATAAATGTGAGTAGGGGCGTACCCCCCCATGCTCCCCCATGCGTGTGTACCTGTGGCTAGGTGAGCAGACTGGCTGTTTTTGATTATGATTTGGTGCCATAATCACCTGTCAAAACATTATGGTGCAGTATAATCATGCGCATGTATTCACAAACGCACACAAGCACACACCTAGGCATGGCGGAAGGTCCTGACCGATGCCATGTTACCGATGGGTATATGCCGTTTTGATTCATGTGCTTTGCGTGAATCTCGTGTGCATTATGCTCAGGGAGATATCGCTGAAAAGTCAACGGGATGAATGACTTGCAATTTGATTTTCCATGATTCATACTATTGGGGTCGGCAACGGCATATCGTCCCCTAGATGCTTAGGGCAATTGGCGGTAAGCGGTACGACAGGAATGAGCGTCACGAATCGTTCCGCCACACTTGCAGTCACCGAATGGCGTTCGTCATTCGGAACGGGATGCGGTTGGAGCCATAGGGTAGCCTAGTGAGTACGAGTAAGAATCGTATATCGGCGTAAAATGGCACGGACAATGTTTACATTGTTCAACATGGATGATTTGTCGGATAATCTGTAGATTATGTTTGATGGTCGTATTTGAGGTGGCATCGCTAGGGTTTGGGTGCTGTGTATGATACGAAATTGGGCATAATCGGAATTACGGCAAGTTGTCATGCAATGTCCTTGTGATTGAATGTTCATGTTCACGAGGTCACGGTAAGCACACAGGCAGTGTGCCAACCGCAAGTATGGACCAGCATTATGCTGTAGAGTGCTTGTGGTTGTAGCGAGGTTCAATTCCTTGCCTTTCCGCTAACCCCGTTGGGGTTATTTATAAACGATTCAACTGGAGGTTGAATATGAAACTTGAGCAAATTAATCCTAATCATATGGATTCACCTATGTTTAGGGCAGATAAATTGCGAAATGTTGGCAATTGGTCCTTTTATGACTTCCTATCGGAAGATGCGATTCAGTGTCGTATGGTGATTCATCATGGTACGAGAATGGGTCTTTTCACTCAACAAGATTGGGGATGGGCGTTCGTTCCTGAGTCCATTGGTTGGGGCAGTGCATCGGACCAACAAGGTATGCAAAAGTTGATGCCTAGCGGTTGGAAGTTCCGTAGGAATGGTGGATGTCCTCGTTATGAGTTGAATGGTGTTCTTCAAGAAATTATCTGAACTAAAGTTCAGTGGGACGGAATAGCAAGTCAATTTGACTTGGGCAGTGCAATTCTGCTACCGTCTACGATGTCCCACATTGTGGTACACGATGTCCTAGCAATCCTGCTAGGGGATTATGGTGGTCCCGACTTGTCGGGGCATTAGATGTCCGTGAACGGACAGCCATTCAATTGCATGGAGGTAAACATGCCAGCAAAACCAGCAAGACAAGTCCTATCTATAGATAGGGTAGCGAAAACGGCGGTTCTACAGTATCCGCATGGTTCATTTTCATTGGACATTCGCCAAATGGACAAGAACCAACTTATTAAAGTTGGCACATTCTTGAAAGTCACTTGGAATGGTACACCAATGCACAAATCGCTTGATGAAATCAAGGCGATTGTCAATAGTGCTGTGGATGGTTCACCAATGCCAACACCAGCACCAAAACCTGCACCAATCCCAACCGTACCTACGGTAGCCACTTCAATTAAGGCTACTGCACCTAACGGTTCGTCATTGGATGCCGTGATTGCAAATATGGTGCAGACAATTTTGGCTACGATGCCATTGGGTACCGACAAGGATGCTGTCCTTGAAATTGCTAACGATGTTATGTCCGAAAATTTGGCGGACATAAAAGCGGAAATGATTGAGGTTCGTGATGCTATCCGATTGGTTCGTCCTGTCGTGACCGAGGTTCACTTGCCACATGGTGAAGTTCGTAGGTTGGAGGGTGTTCAACATGCACAATTCCCTAGTGTGTTGAAGATTCTGCAGAAAAAGCGGAACATCTTCATGGTCGGCTCTGCTGGCACAGGTAAGACAACGATTGCAGAAAAAGCATCACAAGCCCTTGGCTTGGATTTCTCTGCACAGTCGTTCAATTCACAGTCATCTAAGTCCGACCTTGTCGGATTCAAGACCGCTAATGGCGTTTATATCGGAACGGAGTTTCGTGAGCGTTTCCAAAATGGCGGTATCTTCCTCATGGATGAGATTGACAACGCTAATCCGAACATCTTGGGTACGCTAAATGCGGCACTTGCCAACGGGTTTATGGCGTTCCCTGACGGTATGGTGAAAAGGCATGACGGATTCATCGCTATTGCGGCAGGTAATACCTACGGCAATGGTGCTACGGCACAGTATGTCGGACGGAATCCGATTGACGGTGCCACGAAAGACCGTTTCGTGTTCATGGACATTCTCATTGATGAGAACATTGAGGATGCAATGGTTGCCTCTACAGGGTTGGATGTTCGTAAAGCCACGAAGTGGACGATGATTGTCCGCCAGTGTCGTAAGAATGTCGCAGACTTTGGTCTGCAAGTTATCGTGTCCCCTAGGGCATCGGAAAATGGTGCGCATCTTTTAGATGCTGGTTTCACATTCCGTGAGGCAATTGACATGACCGTACTCAAGGGTGCGAAGCCTGAACAAGCCGAGAAAATCTTGACGGGTGTCGCTCTTTGAGCGACACCCTGTCGGGTTCATTTCATAAACGAACATCAACTGGAGGTTGATTATGTATACAAAGCGTGAAGATATCAAGCAAGGCAAACAGCGTTTGGTCGTAGACCATTTTGACTCACTTGGCGATTATATTCGCCATGCGGAATCCAATCCCACCAAGGGTTCATCGGATGCTAGGCGTGACGCTGAATGGGCTGGCACAGAGTCCTTGGCGGATGCTGTCACATTGGCTACACATGGTTGGGATGAGAAGCGTCCTGATGTTGACAAGTTGTTTGCACAACTTGAAACCGACATTGCTAGTGCAATGGATGAACCGTTCACAACTTACTATTCTCACAGTGGGGATAGCGTGGACATGGGTCGTTACATGAGTGGTGACCCTGAGTGCATGGTGGATTATGTGACAGAACCGCAGGCTCGTATGGGTCGGGTTGTCCGAGTCATAATCAACGGTGCAATGTCGTGCAGTATTTCGGCGGAAGATATCATTCGGCGTGGTGTTGCGGTAGTCGCTCTGTTGGATGTAATCCACAAGTTGGGTGTTGGTGTTGAGTTGGCAGTGGAAATGCCAGTGTCTAGTGGGAATACCAAGTATTCTACGGTGGTGAAGTTGCATGATTCATCGGAGATGTTGGACATAAACAACATGATGTATGCGGTTTGTCATCCGTCAATGTTGCGCCGTTTAGCGTTCGGTGCAATTGAGCAGATGCCTAGTGAGATGTTCACTGATTACCGTTACGGTTATGGTACACCTAGCGAGATGCAACGGAAGGCTGGCTACGATGTGGCGGTTGAGAAATTGCAGGACGGTCACGGTGACTTGGTTCGGGACCCTGTCGCTTGGGTTCTTAGCACGGTCAAGGGACTTGACTTAGTCGCTTGAATCGTCTAGTGTGGTGTGACAGGGTAGCGGTTCCCCTCGGCTACCTTGTTACACCCTTGATGTAATATAAAAATAAATTAGCAACCTAGGAGGTTGAAATGTTAGGTAAATGTGCGAAAGTTGTGTTGATGTGGACAGCGTTTTTCTCTGTCTTATGGTTGTGTTATGGCATGGTCGGGACCCCGACTAATGTGATGGCATATATTTTCTGCTCTGCGTTGTCGGTGGCTACCTTTGTCCCCGCTATGTATGAAACTATTCTTCTGGTCGGGTTTATGATGCTCAACAATATTCCTAGTGATGATGAAATGGATGATTGGGATAATGCGTCATTGAATGAATGGCGTGCCATTGACGATGCGGAAGGTTGGGATGTAACAATCGGTGCTAGAGAAGGATTATATTTCCATCTTTACCAAGATAAAGACTTGCCATTCAACGATTTGTTTGTTGGCGAGTTATGTGAACGACATGGAAACATGAATCACATTCTTGACCGTGAACACTTTGCGTCACAACGATTGTGTGTTGATTGGTTTCTAGAAAAATCTTTAGAGATTGAGTCGTGGATTCCAAAACATTAGGACGAAACACCATAATGTTACCTCATTATGGTGTCCGTAAGTATTTGCTTACGCTGACGAGTCCAGCATGACCTACACCTTGGAGGTGTGTTATCAAAACATTAACTAGCGGTGCGTTGCTCCCTTGCGGTATTGGGAGTGAAATTGAGCCAGCAATTGTTGGCGATTTGGAATCTATTCAACATTATGTTGGTGGATGTATTGATGCTGTTCGTACAGAACTACATGACGGAACCGTTATCGTGGGCTACTGCCATGATGAAGGGTTGTTGCTTGGCATGGAAACAAACTGGTTCGCTAGTGCGTTGTTCAATCAGCAGTTGTGTGGTCCTGTTGTGTTGGTGTCGGGTACATCACCTGATGGTGAGTATGACGGTGACAATTATGATTTGCCTGAACAGTTTTACAAATATTTGACAACCAAGTTCACTAAACGGGTTGCGGAAACATACAACGAAACGATGATTATGTCTGCAGGTATCGCTCTTGCTAGACGGGTTGGCATTATTGATGCAGAAGAAATGGCTGTGTTGGACGAAAAACTGGAACGAGCATCCGAAGGTGATGACGCAGACTTTGTGGCACACATGGAGGACATCGCTAGGCGTTGTGAAGCGTTTGGTCCTCCGAAAGAATCGGACACTATGGAAAATATGATTTCCGATATAGAAAAAATGTTACGAGAAGCCGAAGGAGGCAAATAATGCAGGTACCTATGAACAAGAACGGGGGGAGAAGTCTCCCTCCGTTGTTACCCAAGGGTGTTTATAAATGTCCGAAATGTGATAGCGAAATAGAAGTGTTTGTGCGGATGACTTTGCCACCAGCATGCTTGAATCATACTGGCGGTCAAACTACTATGGAAAAGAGAAAATAATGGATAGGCAAGTAATCAAATTTGATGAATGGTGCGACTTGCACTCATTCAATCCTGATAACGATGACAACTTCAATCTATATTTGGTGTGGGTTGAAAGAGAAACGAGAGGAAAAAATAATGAGTAGCACATTACCACCTACCGTATGGTCGGAAGAAGATACGGTTATATGGGAAAACATGGATGCACCTACGAAGCGTGAATTTATTATTAGTTCAGCGTTTGCAGATGTACGAGAAAAACCGTCCGAATGGTTAAACAAAAAACTAGGAGAAACAAAATGAAAGCATTAGCAACAACAAAACTAGTTGAGGTCACACTTGTGCTAGCAATAGAAACATACAGCGATAACAATGACATGGTGTGTGCAATGGATTACATCACAACAGCAAGCGAAGCATCCATCATTGGATGGGATGAACGAACACTAGAAGCAACCTACAAGGGAGAAACAAAATGAAAAAGTCCGAGAAGTGTCCAATATGTAATGGTCCTATACCGAACGCCTTGCACGAGGGCAAGTATGCTGGTGCGTTGAGTCGGGTTGATAACAAAACAGAAATATGTTCCGAGTGCGGAGTGTTTGAAGCATTGCAAGATTTTGTGCAAGGTTTCGCAACTGCCACTGATGCACGCCGAACAACAATCTTGGAAGAGGCATAATGTATATCAATGCTGTAACACCTGAATGTCCCATGTGTGGTGTCGCTAGCGGCATCATGGTGGATTATGACAAATATAAAGCGTGGTGTAACCGTGAAATACTTGTCCAAGATGCGTTCCCCGATATGTCAAAAGAGGAGCGTGAAGTGTTGATGACAGGCACACATCCTGATTGCTGGTCCATAATGTGGGCTGGAATAGACGAAGAAGAAGGAGAAATAGATGAGTGAGCATGAGTGGTTGGATGATGTTACACCTATTGGTGTCAGTCAAGATTCGTTAGCGATACAGAACATGTGGATGGGTAAACGCATAGCAGAAACTATGGGTTACGATTTATCTAATCCGCAACATATTTTGTCTTGGCTGGCATCGGTAACAGATTTCCATGACAAGTATGTGGAATCACAAGGTACTTGTGTGTTGGATTATGATTCTTTGCAGCCGTTAGTTACGGACCCAAACATTTTGGTGCATTGGAAAAACATTCGTGAAACGGTCATTAACGCTGTGCGTCAATTCCCTGTCAAATCTGTTCTAGATGTTTTAGATAAAATTGAGATTCCTTTAAGCGAGTTCATGGTTGCTATGACTACGAACAAGTTTGGGCGTTACATTTCTAGAAAAGAGTTCATAGAATTTGAGCAAGATATGTTGAAAAAAGGTGCGATTATGAGCAAAATAGTCATAAAACACGGCATAATTCGCAATCTTGTGATTGCTTTTCGTGACCTGTATGAACCGATGGTAATTCGTTTGCATGGACAAGGTAATGACATGACTTTGATGCGAAAAGAATTTCACGATTTGATTCGTGCTGGAGGAAACACTAAAGAAATTATTGCGTTTATAAAACAAAAATACAACATTACTTATTCCACTGATGCCATCAGATATTACCGTAAAGTTCATAGTCTTAACTGACAGTAATGTGTTACACTGTTACAAGAGATTGTCCATGCTAAATCATTGGAGGTATTGTGAAGATTAATGAGATTGAGAAACGCATATATGTGAGACAGTCATGGTTGGGTGACATGGCTATTTGTCCCGAACGAGCAAGATTGGGTCATGTCCGACCCGACCTACGGACAGGGTCGGATGCAACCATAATCGGTACAGCACTGCACGCTGGAATAGAATCAGTTCTAGACAACCGTTCTAAAGAGTTTGGTGATATGCTGGAAGTAGTTGCTAACGAATATGAAACTTTGGAAACAACCAACTACAAAAAAACAAACATTGACGAAGAAAAAATTCCTGCATACCTAGAATCAATGTCACTAGCGTTTTATAATGACATCCTGCCCAATGTGGAATTAGGTGGTTCAGTAGAACATTACTTCCAAGCCCCACTAGGCATAGAAATTAACGGTTACGGTATTTGGTTAGAAGGAACAATGGATTACATTACACCTAGCGGTGTAATTTGGGATTGGAAAACATCCAGCCGTACCTACAACATTAAAGACAAACAGAAATCTGCGGTCCAACCAACCGTTTATGCTGACGCTGCAGTGCAACTCGGATTATGCCCAGACTATCCCGTGCAGTTCAGATACGGCATTATGGTCCGAACCGAAACACCTAAACATCAGATTGCCACAGTGGAACGAACCGAACAACACGGTTTATGGCTACGACATCTGGTGCGAGGTGCAGTGACATCGGCATTGAAAACTGGTTACGATGACAACTGGTTTATGAACGATTCGTCCACGCTATGTTCACAAGCATGGTGTTCCTATTGGGAAATCTGTAAAGGTGCATGGTGTGGCGATAAAGAAATTGCTTTCGCAAACCAGTCCTTAACTGACTAGCATATGATACAATCAATTTTAGTTTACGAACGACTCGGCTGTAGGCAGTACCTCCAGTACCTCAGTCGGGTCGTTCACAAATGTAATACCAAAACAAACAAGCAGGAGGCTTGACATGAGTACCGTAAGCAAAGACCAATCCATAATCACACAGGTTGCAGCAAAAATTGCTGCAGACCTGACACCGAAAACCGATGACCTGATGACAAACATTGCCAACTGGAACATTGCGTTTGAAGCAACAACCGAAGCACTACTGACCGTTCACGGCATGACCAAAAGCGAACCAGCCGTAACAACAGAACGAATCCTAGAAGTATTTGAGGGTTCAACAGTTGTGAACACAACACCCGACATGTATGCCAATGCAACACAACCAGCATCGGCACCAACATGGGCTAAGGAAGCGGTTTCTGCACCAGCAGGAGGCTTTCAGGTTCGCATCAAAGGTCAGCAACACGGACCAATTCCAGCATGGCTACATAAAGAGTGCGCCGCTAAAGGCGTATCCGAAGTGTGGGATAACCGTGACGGTTTGACTGCCAACCCTAAGCGACCTTGGTTTAAGGCTGTTGAAGGTGGCGCAGGATTTTGGGAACCACGAGCAAAGCGATAGTACGCTGTGGCTCCTGATTACGAGGAGCGTTGGGCAAAACTCGGACGGGGCGAAAATATCGCTCCGTCCGATTTGTCTATAACGCCAAAGTTTTCTTACTACGAACCGTTAGTTCGGGCTGCCGATGATTATGTTCATTGGGCGCAAACACCCAACGAACGCATCTACTTGGGCTTTGAAAACATTGATTCCGAGATGCGAGGCATCGCACCCTCAGAACTATGTTTAATCAACGGATACTCACATAGCGGTAAAACGCTTGCGTTGCTACAAATCTTAGTGGCGAACCGTGATAAGCGTGTCGTATATTTCTGTCCTGACGAACCACGCACACTAACCTTAATTAAGTTGGCGTGTGTTATGCACGGTGTGGATTCTAAACAGTTGGAACAACAAATCTCATCCAATGACCGTTCCGCTATATCGCTGTTAAAAGAAACTGCGACAGAACATTTCCCAAACCTAGCGGTCTTTGACCAAACAGTATCCATGCTTGACATGGAGCGTGCATTAGCAGAAGTATCCGATGCTATGGGCGACCCACAACTTATCGTTGTGGACTACTTGGACCTGATTACAGGTGGCGGTGAAGATGTCCCATCCAAAGCGAACGCCATAAAAGCGTTCGGCAAACGCCATAATAAACCGTTGCTAGTGTTACATCAATCCAGCCGTACTTCAGGTGCCGATGGCAAAAAACAAACCATCAGTTCTGGTGCTTATGGTGGTGAGCAACAAGCAACACACATCATAGGTGTACGCCGTAAACGCTTTGAAATAGAAGCACACATCCGTGACCTCCAAGACAAGTTGGAGCGTGCCACCAACACAGAAAAGATTATGGACCGCATAGAACAACTACAATACGACTTGCGTATCCACATGGATACCCTGACATTGAACCTTGTGAAATGCAAGCGTCCAGCATCCAACCTGCTAGATGACATGGACTTTACTATTGAGTACGGAACAGGCAGATTGCATAAACTGGACAGCAATGTTTTACCTTGGCGTGAGCCACGCCCTATCGTGGATGGGGAACAACTCGTTATAGCCGACAGTCTGGAGGACTGGTGATACCCGATTATCTATTCCAAGATTATAAAACTTTGTTTCGTGGACGCACAGATGTGTACGGACACAACGAAGGACGATGCGTTAAAGAACGCCTAACAGACGAAGTCCTAGAGGCACACCTAGAGGGCAAAGCACCAATGGGTGTTTATCCGATGGTGCCAAAAGACGGTGAACATTATGTTGTTTGGGGCTGCTCCGACTTTGACACAGCAGATGCATTAGATAACGCAATCAAACTTTATGACTGCTTGGAACAAGTGGGTATCACATCTTGGATTGAACGCTCACGGTCCAAGGGATACCATGTGTGGGTATTCGCCGAATCACCTGTCCACGCTAAAGATATGCGTAACATGTTTCTTGCTGCACACGCTGTAGCAGAAGTGCCAGCATTAGAAGTCAATCCGAAACAACCGACCCTTGGGGTCGGTCAGTACGGCAACTATGTTCGCTTACCATACCCCGATGTTCACGATGCTTACACAGACAAGCAACGCTTTCTGTATCGGGAACACATTGAAGCAGGCAATCATGGCGAATCCAAAGTCCTGTTTCTAGATTTCTGTCGCAAAGCAATGGCACAACGCACACCAGCGTTGCTCATTGAGTCCATTGCGTCAATGTATAAAGAACATAAACCAGTAACAATCAACACCGATTATCTGTATGATGCAACTCTTAGCGAGGCGATGCAGTCCCTTAGCCCGTTGGGTAAAGTCATTTGGCGTGACGGACCCTTAGAGGGCAATGACCGTTCTCGCACTCTGACCAAACTTGGTCACGAGTGCGTTCGTAGCGGACTGAATCCCAGCCAAACGAAAACGATTATAAGAACTGCTGATATCCGTTGGGGCAAATATCATTTGCGAACCAATGGCGAGGACGAAATAGACAAACTAGTAGTAAGGGTACATTCATGATAGTTCAAATCAGATGCAGACAATGTGCGGTAACCATCACATATGACCCAACACAACTTGTGTCATGCAACTGTGACCCTGATGCCACATCATGGGTTGCTTTAGATAAGACCGCAAAACTTATAAAGATGTCAGGTTCTAACATAGAAATATTGGAAGAAAAATGACAACAATAATCGCCTACCAAGGAGAAGGATACTCACTATTATGTTCAGACTCACGCATTTCATCTATGGATTCGTCAGGGCTTGTGTCGCAGATTTCTACGACAGGTGGAGCCAAAATTGCCACCAACGGAAAATATTTGTTGGGAGCCGCAGGCGACATGCGAGCCATAAACATCCTTCATCACGCCTTCACGCCACCCACCCCTCCTACGGGAATCAAAGGACTAGATAAATTTATTACAGTTTCGTTTATACCTGAGTTACGAAAATGTTTTGACGCACAAGGCTATTCGCTACCTGAACGAGACTCATCCGAACACATAGCGGAACAGGGTTCAACTATACTTGTGAGCGTGAACGGTGTCATCTATGTTATTGACGGTGATTACAGTTGGGCATCGGACACAAATCGTTTATACGCTTTGGGTACGGGCGCACAGTATGCGCTTGGTGCTTTACAAATTCTTGCAGGAAACAAAAAGTTACAACCGTTACAAGCAAAATCTATTACATTAAAAGCAATCAATGTTGCCTCTAGGTTTGACCCTCACACTGGTTCTCCTTTTCACACATTCATTCAACAAACAAAGTAGGACCAATGGCAATAAAAAAAGTTAAACCAGTTTTGGGTATACCCCAAGCATCAGCCATCAAAATTACTAAAGCAGATGGAACTGTCACCATAAAAAAGGTGAGCAGAAAACAGGTTATAAACACCATTAAAAAAGGTGAACGAAACAAAAGCAAAATGGCTGAAGTTGGTCACAGTATTTATATTGATACCAAACCGATACCTAAAGGCAGACCACGCCTTGGACGGCGTGGGCGAGTGTTCACACCTGAATCAACTTTGGTTGCCGAAGCCGTCATAGCCGAAGCGTGGGACGGACCCAAATACGAAGGGCTAGTCAAACTGGACTGCTGGTTCACCCCACTGGGCATAGAAGTCTCTGTAACCCCTCTAGGAGCCTCTGAGACAGCCTCAAAACTACGAGGTGACCTAGACAACTATGTGAAACTATTGATGGATGGATTAAACGGTGTTGCATGGCTAGACGACAAACAAGTTCACATCATTAACGCAGGCAAAAAGTGACCAAGAATCAGTCAGATTATGATATTCCTGCCCGCAAATATGATTTCCAAACGGACTTAAAGTTTGGGCATAAAGGAGAAAAACTCGTCACCGAGTTTTTGGATGCACTATCTGACGGAGACTTTGAAGTAAAAACAGACCGATACCGCAACGGACGCATGGTTCTAGAAATGGAACATAATCCACGCAAACAACAAAACCCAGACGGCACCGCACTCTGGAAACCATCTGGCTTAGCAATCACCAAAGCCAAATGGTGGGTTTATGTTTATACTTTGGACGGGTCTTTCGTAATCATCTCAGTCCCACGAATGAAACGCTATTTGAAAATCAACAAGGAACGATTCAACAAAAAGAAACTACATGATTTTGCACGGACATCAAGCAACCCGTCAAAAGGATATTTGTTGGAACCCGAAGATGTTATGGACATGATGATAAACACGGAATACGATGAAGTACGAACCAATATCACACCATAACAACTCCGAAGTAGCATGGCTAATGATGCCGTTCGGTGTCAAACACGAAGATACAAATTGGGAACTAATAGACATCGTGCAAGCAACAATGTCCACGCTAAGTCAATCTGACCAAGATGCGCTATCGGGAATCTTTTATGAACGGAAAACATATCAAGAACTAGCCAGCGACATTGGCATAAAAGCCAAGTCGCACGCATGGCGCAAAGTAAACTCGGCAACACAAAACTTGAAGAAAGCGTTGCTAAAAAACCAAGATTTTATTGACATGATGGGCGAAAAATACGAACTATGAAACACAAAAAACTTAACATCGCTAGCCTAGAGGACTACTTAGAACTGTTAGAAACAGAACTAGAAATCGCTGGCGCACCCATGACCTACATACGCAAGATACATGACATTGAAGCATCAATTAAATGGTTGAAAAAACATGCACCACAATTTGGGTGATGACGACTTCAACCCTGACGACATGTCAGAACTAGAAGGCATATTCACAAACATGATAGCCGATAACGAATCAGGATTCGTTATGGAATTTATAATCAGTAAACTTGCTGCCAAAGAACTAGTCAACGAATGGATTAAAGCCTGCTACGGTGACGCTAAAAGTTTAAATATATCGTTACATGAGTACGCCAAAATCATTGCTGAGATTGAGCGTGCGCTAGTGGACGGAATTTAAGGCGCAGTAGGTGTGGTTAACCCTTGCGGGTTTTTAGCAATATAATCCAAAAAGGTTTTCAAATCTTTGCTGGTTAATATTTCACCGCTATTAACTAAATCTTGGAACAGTTCACCAATTTCAACCGTGCGTCCCACAGCCGCAGACTCTTGCTGTTGAGGACCGACATACCTGATAGGGATACCAAACCAGTTAGCAATGTTGCCCAACTGGCGTTCACCATACGATGACTTACCACCAGTTTGACCGCCTGTTACACGATTCAACTGCGCCAATGTTGGCATAGCGTTCTGAAACAAATATGCAACTCGTGGGTCTAAAATTGTTTCACCCTTTTCGTTGGTTTTAACCCAAGCGTCACCACCCATCGCTTTAGCGATTGGTGCCAACAAATATTTGTCCAACCCTTTGGCACCCTCAGTGGTTTGCTTCAACTCTTGGAACGGTCCAACATCAATACCTAATTGTTTACCTGCAACAAACTCTATAGGAACTTTAAGAATCGGAGTCAACTGACCAATCAAACCCTTCGGTGTAGCAATCTGTTTCAACTGCTGTTCCAACCTCGTAATAGGCAAATCAGGTGTCACAACCCATTGACCACCCTCATCGTTTGGTCCACCCAAAGCCAACGGGTTCCAATCAGAAATAAAAGATGGCATTATGATGTCGTTGCCAACAGGAGAAATTTTCTGGAATTTATCGGTAACCGAATAGGCTGCAGGGTTAGCCCACTGGTTGACAATCTGCAATGGAACATTGCGGCTTGTCCAAATCCAAAACGGAATCAACTTCTTTGCTGCTTCATCTAGCGAGGACAAATCGCTATAATCAAAGTGATGCAAAACTATACGAGAAACTGTTTGGTCAAAAGTTTTTCCCTTACGCAAACTATCCAACGCCATAGGCATACGCACAGCACGCTCAATGAACTCATTTTTCTTTTGATAAAATCTTGTGTACGGGTTGTTCGTAAACTTTTGTCCCAAAGTTTGCCCAAACTTTAACCCACCAAAATCATCGGTAATACCACGACCTGATGTTTCTGTTGCTTTCCAAGCGGTTTCATAAAGTTCACGCTCCGCACCTTTGGAAGCCAAAAATTCTTCCCAATTAGAATGTTGCCACCAATGCTCGCCCTCTTTGCCACCTTTGCCAATAGCCCTTGCAGCAGAGAACCCGTCTGGTATATTCCCTATGTCTACACCAGCAGCAAGGTCAGTCCAAAGAGCAGACAAACCGTTACGAGTAACAAAACCAACAGTAGAAGTCGCATAAACTTTAAAAAAGTTTGAAATTTCTTTATACGCTTCATAAACAACTATCGCACCTTTTTTGGTGTTCAAACGAGCCAAATTAGGTTTCCAACTAGCCAACAATTCTTCAGGCATTTGCACACCCAAACCAGCAATCTCTTCCCAACCCTTTTCAGTTGTTTCAATCATGCGACCAAGCCAACCGCTCTTAACATCCTTTAAAGCCATTTCAACAGCAGGTAACGCAACACCTTCCAAGCGTGCCAACTGTGCCTCATCAGCATGTAACAGTGTTGTAACACGCTCATAAGCAGACCTGACAGCAGGGTCCTGAATACCACCCATGCTGGACAAAGTTTTGTCAACCTTCCTAGCCCAAGTGCTAGTTTCACCTGCGCCAGCACCCTTCCTTGGAACAGAGTTTAACAACATTCGCATATCTTGAATGTCTTTTTGCAACAGAACACCAGTCGTATTAGACCAAGTTTTCATCACCTTCGCATCATCCATTAACATAGCGATACGGTCCCTATAATCAGTTACCGCTTGCGCAGTTGAACCACCCTTGGTTCCACTGCGAGGAACACCCTGAGCAACATACATGGCATCAATCTTTTTTTCTAACTGAACATAAGCATTTTCAAGTTTCTTCTGCTTAGCAGTTAAAACCTTTTGCGCTTGCTCACGGGTAACAGTGGTCTTAACACCGTTCACCTCCATGTCCACGCTAGATGTACGCACTAACTGTTCACGGGCTGCTTCGGCACGGGATGCACGAGCGTTCTGCGCTCGTGTCAACCCACCCTTGCGACCTGCAAGTTCCTTAATCGTTTGTCGGGCTTCAGCAGAAGTAATTTGGGCGTTCTCCAAACTAATAATTTCTTCTTCTTTCATACCCTTAGAAATGCTGGCATCCAAAGATGCTTGCTCATGCACACCCGAACGAATATCAGAAATAAACTGATTGTCAACAACCTGTTGCACGCGAGCAGAACTATTCGTACTAGGACGGCGGTCCCCACTAGGAATCGTAAACTCATTAGGCATCAGAACAGCAAACTCGCCTTCTAAACCATCAATGCCTTCATCAATCCAGCGTTGCGGAACTAACAAACCTGCCTCACCAAGTTGCATATTGTTTTGTGCATAATGCCCCAAAGCACCATCCATAATCTCACGAGCAAAAACATCCACCTCATCCGATGACTGGTCCAAAGAACGACCAAACAAACGCAACAAATCATCAACATCAGTTAACGCATCAAGAATAGCGTCCTCACCAACATCATAACCTGCGCTAACACCATGATTATAAACTGTACGCACCAACTCAGCGACCTCAGGCATTGTGTCATCCAACACTGCGAACGGACCCATCTCACCAGAAACATTCAAATATTGTGCTGCCTGACGCATCTGGTTCGCTTCCTCAAAAATGCCTCGCTGTTCCAACGCATCAGCAATACCAGCAATAATGCCGTCATCCTTAAACAGACCGCTAAAAGCAGGACCTTCACGCAAATCAATCACATTACTAGGACCCATCTCGGTACGAGTGCTAGTAGGTGCGTGCATAGCCACACTAGAAGGACTGGAATCAAAAGCCTCATCAATAGGTTTGGTACGGAAAATTTTGAAATCACCAGATTCTGGTGGCAAAGGAATCAAATCTTCTGCAGCACCATAAATCAAACCATCAGAAGCATATGTGGCTTCGGCACGGACCTCAGCCAAAATACTGAACGAACGCTCTTGTGCTTCTAAATCATAAAACTCTGATTCAAGATTAGCACGGACAGCATCATACTCTGCACCAACAGGCGTGGAATCTATCACTTCACGCAACTGTTTCATTTCAGCGTTAATGGACCTGATTTCTCTGGCTGCAGGAACACCACGACCATTTAAAATCTTTTCTGCCAACCATTCAGGCGACTTCAAATCTATTAACTTCGGATTATGATTAGGGTACATTTGGGTATAAATGTTTCGCAACTCTACTACAGCCGCATAACGGTCAGGGTCGTTTAACGCTGCACGCAAAGTGCTTACTTCATCAATCATAACAGAATGTAAAGTAGCGAACTCTCCACGAGCCGTAGCGGTTAATGTCCCAGCAACACGGTTAGCGTCAACAAGTTTTATAACAAGTTCATCCAACCTGCGATGCAGGGTGGTGATTTCGGCTGTAGTTAAAGCCTTCTTTTTGTATTCACCACTCAAAAAACGGCGTGCAGAATCAGTAGTTGTTTTAATGTAATCTTTGGTTAAAGTTTTGTTTGTGTCAATACGACCACGCAACTTGGATTGAATTTTTGTTATATAACTAAACGCTTCTTCAAGTTTCAATACCAAACCCTCATCAGGAATGGTTACCTTAATTAGCGGTTTAATAAAATCTGAACCATAATCCATAGCCCGCCGAGCAAACGCTGTACGACCTGCAGCCTTGGACATTGAATATGAATATGATTCCATAATGGAACCAAAGTCTGTTTCAAACCAATCAAATCCAAGTTTTTTTCTAGAAATAGCGTTCAAGCCATCAAGAGTAGCCATCTCTGCTGTTTCCAATGAAACACCCAAAAATTCTGATACAACACGCTCACCAGTATCAGGGTTCACATAAGGTGCACGCAACTTACGAAACATCATTGGACCAGTCGGGTCACGAATATCTTTTACCGACAAGTCTGCTGTCTTAAACAGATTTGCTTTTTGTGCTTCTAAACCTTTTTGTGACCGCATCCAATCTCTTGCATCGCCACCCATTTTGTGAAAAATGTAGTCATCAAGAAAACCAATTTCACGGGTAGTAACACTATAATCTTGACCAAATTTTGTTATCTTTTGATTTACTACTTCACGAGCATTATTCTGCCAAACTTTAGTGTCCCGTGCCAACTGTTTTAATTCTTCGCTGATTGGTTGCAAAAGCAAATCAGCCTCAGACATTTCAACATAACGGTAAAGATTTTGTGCAGCAGTATCACGAATACCGCCCTTACCAGTAACACCTTTAACTCTGTTGCGGATTCCAACGCCAACTAGTTCTCGTTGGCGTTTAATTAAAGGAACCAAATCTTGATTAAGTTTTGCTGAGGTAGTAGCCATTTCGCCTTTAGCGAAACGCTCGGCAGAAAACTTTCCGATGTTATCCCTGATGGTGCTTAAAGGTAAATTTTTTCCACGCCCCCCACCAACTTCACGCAATGCTTGCAACGACTTTGGTGTAATAACATCACCAACAGCAGCAACACCTTTTAAACCTGCTCTTGCACTAGTTGAATAAATAACATCACCCAACGCTGCTCTTGCACGACCAAAAGTATTTGCAAAACCAATTTCCAATGCTCCAGTCTTAGGAACAATTACTTTTGCGTAACGCAAACCTAATGCAATACCTTCACCTTCACGAACAACTTTAGGTATACCTGCTGCACCAAGACGCAAAATTTTGTCTGCAACACCTGCTTCCGCCAACACAGGATATTTCGTAATCATAGAATTAGTGGTTAAATCGGTAAGCAGTGATGCTCTACCGCTATAACCCATGTTGGCATGTGCGCCAACACCTGTACGGGTCAAAGGGTCAATAGCAATACTTACACCAAAGTTTAAACCTGCGTCACCAAAAATTCCATCTCTGCCAGTTGAAATAAAATTGTTTTCTGGGTCAGTACCAAACAAAGAATACTCTTTGTTCATAATATCTTTTGCTATACTTTCAAAAGTTGGACGGTTTTCGTTCAACCATTTTTGTTGCTGCTTCAAACCTTCAACACGACTATCAAAACCTAGGGCATCATTCAAAGCAATATAAGGACCAGCAGCATATCTGGCACCAACCTGAACAGTGGTTTGAGCGGCTGCCTGAACAAAACGACTATAATAACCTAAGCCTTCAAATACCTGTTTAACAACAGGAATGTCTGCAGCCCTGCCAGCCACATTAAGTAAAGCACCGCCAACACTTTTTGCTGCACCCAAAAGACCACCAGATTGTGATGGTTTATCTTCACCTAATCTGGTGATTTTGTATAGGTCATCTAAACGATTCTTTTTTTGTCCTTCGCTAAGCAAAGGGTCTTTCATAATCCTAGAAATACCTGCTGCTTCAGCAGCCCTCAGTTCATCCAAATTAGGTGTAGGTGGTTTCGTTGCCTTGGGCAACTCAATCACCGAAGCAACAGAAGGCATAACAGGCGTGGACATGGGCTTCTTATTTAACAAAGCCTTCTCTGAATATGCTGCAACATTGCCAAGAGTTTTACCTAAAGGTTTAACCACTGGAGGTACAACAGTTTTAGATGGCGCTTTGTTTAAAAGCGCCTTATCAGACACCAAAGGGTTTTTTAAAACAACCATTATCTAGTTAGAAACCCTTGACCGAAACCACTACCTATCCCAGACCTATCAAGTGCTTCTTCAAGTCTTTTTCGTTGTTCGGGTGTCAAACCACCAACTTCATTACCAGCAACATCCATAGGACTAACAGCAGGAGTAGGTCGTGACGCTAACGGATAATCTGTTTCACCCTTAGTTCTAATCTCTGCAGCATTATCCAAAGCCTGCTGGAAGGTATTCATAATGTCACCCTCAGCACTAGTGCGATTAGTGTTCAAACTAGCAAGAGCATCAGCAAACTTGGTGTTAATACCCGACTGCAACCTAGGTTGTTCCAATGCCAAATAATCCCTGCCAGATTTAGCAGCACCCATCCCAGCATTTCTTAAAGCATCCACATAATTGGTCTGTGCGTTCCCATACTGTGTATTAGACCTAGAAATCAACTGTTTCATAAAGTCATTCACAGCCGCATCAGAAGCCGACTGGGCTGCAACCTGACCTGTGTCAGCACCCTGAGACTGCAAAGCAGTCATCAAAGCATTTTGTTGCTGAGGAATATTCAACAAAGGAACATCCGTATAAGCACTAGGAGTAATTAACCTAGATAGAAAGTCTTTCTCAGACGCATTAATATCTGTCCCAGCCTGACTTAATACCTGTTGTAGATAATTTAGTTGCTCCTGTTTTTGTGTACCCAAGGCGGCAGCCTGTGGGTCATAAAGGTCAGCCAAACGCTGCATAGCATCAGTCTTGGCGGTACCAGCACGAGTTTCATAACCACCAATAGAGTTCATAATCGCATCATAAGCAGCCTGATTATCTGTCGCATCTTTAGTTGCTTTCGCAGCCGCCTCATTAGCCTTCACGGTTTCTTTAGCGTTAGCAGTTTCAATAGCAAGATATTCTTTACGCAACATAGCACGATTAGCAGGTGTGTCAGGCAAACCTGACATACGCAACTGGTTAGCAATATAGGATTTTATGGGTGTATTAGTAGCCATGTTTGCGTTTCCTTTTCCACCACCACCTTGTGGTGGACTGTTACTTTTATCTATACTGTTAGGGATGCCATCACCATCAGCATCTTCTTTACCCCAAGCAGTTCTTGCTTTCTCATCGGCTTTTAACGCAAGCATCCGTGCTTCACCTTCTGCTGCAGCATTTTTTTCAAATGCCAAACGAGACTTTCGTTGCTCAGGAGTTAACGGTGGCAAATTAGGTTGAACCGCACCACCACTAGGAGGTTTTTTGTTTTGCTCATAAATATCTATTGCAGCAGCAATTTCTTCTGGGGTGAAACCACCAGAACCGCCACTAGGTGTGGTAGTTGTAGTGGTAGTGCTAGACTCTCGTACCAGACGACCATTTTTATAAACGATAGCCATAATTAATATCCTTGTAACTGGCGCAACGCCGTAGCAGTATCAATAATCCGTTGATTTTTAGCCAAAGCCAAATCGTTTATATACTGTTGCAACTCGGACTCCGAAGCCGCCTCGTCCGTGCTAATTCGGTTTAGTTGGTCTTGCAAGTTTAATGTTTCTGCACCCAAGTTGCTTTGCAAATTGGTTGCATACTTTTCCAAACCTGAACGCTGAATACCCGAAGTCACATTCGGACCAGCCAAACCACGCCTACCATATTGCGCCATCTTAGGTGCAAAACCTTCAACATACTGTTTAGTAATATCAGACATTTTGCGTGACCCACGCTGCTGACCTAGAGTAGCAGCCTGTTGATTAGCAATAGAACGATTCTTCCTACGAAGAATCGCACCTGCTTCACTTAAACCATAATTGCCTGAGACAGCATCCATCATGCTCATTTAATACCTCGTCTGTTGTTCTTTAAACTTATTTGCAGGCTTACTTTTCAAATCATCAATTTCTAATTGCAAGCGTTCCAACTCACCACGCAACGAAGAAAAGATGCTCTGCAAAGCATCCTTATCGGTACCACTAAGCGTGGACAAGAAAGGTGAGTTCCAAGCCATTAGGAAAAAATTTGTGAACCTAAAATTATTGCTGAAGAATCACCTGCAGCCAACTGACCAGCAACAGTGGCATCAAGTTTGCTGTATGTAATTGCCCCGTCATCAATGTTTGTCCCAGCAGCAATACCTTCAGTAAAAACTTTTACATCGTTAAAGTTTGCGTTAACTTCTGTAGCAACGGCAGCCGTGCCGTTGGTAAATGTGTTGGTAAATGTTAGTGTAGCCATAATTAACCTTTAACTTTCCGTGCCTGATATTTGTATCCGATACTATTGATACCCCACTTTTGTCCTGATGGACCATTAAATTCAAGTTGAATACATTTTGCTAAACCTAAATTTGAACCAGTCAAAATAGTGCTAGAAATAGCACCACTAGACCAATTGTCACCCCATACCCCAGAACCCCAAACAAGACCAGAAGTAGGAGGTATTTGAGTCAAGTTAAATACACGGCGTTCATTGCCAACGCTTTCATCAAAGTTGTGATAAACATTCACCACAATAGTTTGTGCTGAAGCAACTTCTTTAACAACAACATCAGGTCTGCGAAACATTTTCTTTTGCATATATGACCCACCATCAAACCAGCGTGTCCGATAATAACTAGTAAAACCTACATCGGTACCAGTAATATTGTCCAACTCTTCACTATACATGTCAACTTTTATAACATAAGGTTCAGTTGGATGAATCATCAACTTATAATCATTGTTACTTGAATCAGTCCAATCACAACCAGAAACCAATCCTTTAGAGTCGCTGGTAGAAAAAATTGTGTAAACACCATTACGAATAGATGGGTCCAAAACAAAATTTACTGTAGGCGTAGAAACAGTAGTAGAAGTAGAATACGGCTGAGACAACCAAACACGCTTACCAACCCAAGACAAACTGATAGAAGCATGGTCAGTTTCGTTAATGTAACCTAAATCAAAAAGGGGACGAATGTTGTCAAACATGTCTCTAAATGTTGAACCATTATAAAAATAGGTTCCATCATTATGAACATAAAAATATACTCCAGTGTCAGCAACAGCAATACTGCGAGAAGATTGAACACCCATATTGTTTGTTAACTCAACAACTTGAAAAGTGTCGGTATCATAACCAGTTAAAATATATATAGCGTTTTCTTTGAAAATCATTAACTGACCAGAAACATTAGCCAAACCTTTAATACCGTTACCACCAGCATTAATTTCAATATAGTTTGTTGCGTTCCAGTTCTCAGGAGAGTTTTCCAACGACCAATAAACCCGATTAGCATGACGAGTAGAATCAAAAGTAACATCAGCCGCAAACATTTTGTTTGCGTGAACAGCCAAATGTTTAGCCTGAAACAAAGTATGAACACTAGCATCAGGTGTCGTAGTCAAAAAATTACCTGTAGCAACAGGGGTCAACGCTGTTGCGTAAGTGTCACCAGTTTCCCAACGATAAACAGAAGCAGAATCAGACAAATACAGTTTGTTACCCCAAGCAACATGAGCCATACCAGTATTAGTCGTAGTAGAAACAATATCGTTACCAGACGAATACTGTAACTTAGAAAAGTTTCCGCCAGAAGATTTATAAACACGAGTGCTAGTAAACAACATAACATAATGGGTAGCACCATAAAATGGATATAATTTTTTAGGTGCCCAAGTACCAGACACAGCAGTAGTGTTCAGTCTGCGTTGCGCACCACGAGAAAACACTCCACCTCGTGGGTCAATTTCAACATTCAACATTTTGGGTGACTCATAGTTAGCCAACTGAAACTGGTCCGCACGAAAGTTTATACCACCAGTAAAATCAGACACCTCAACAATGTTTAAACCAGCCATTAATACTGGCTCCAATCAAAGTTCCGTCCCAAAGTAGCAGTCCAACCATTAAAAGTAGGACGACCCTTAGTACGACCAGCAGACACAATAGTGTAAGCATGACTAGTTGGCTTAGTAACATTCGCTCTCGCTATTTGCACACCCTCATCAAAAGCCCGTTTATAAACCTCAGCCATAGCCGCATCTTCCAAACTTTGGAAAATACGAGAACAAGCATAATAAACTAAAGCAAAATGCAAATTAGGGCTAGCATCAACAGCACCACCAGTAGTAGCCCAATCAATCGGCTCACGATAACCACGAGCCGTCAAAGTCCGAACCGTACTCGGCTTAGGAAACAAATGAATCTTCCCCTGCCACACAGCATAAAACAGTGGGTCACCAGAAGTATCATAAGTACCCAAATAAGTTTCCTCAAGAGTGTCATAACCAACCATCTCCAAACGCTTACCAATACCCGTAGCGTCCGTAATAGAAACAACACTAGCAATAGGGTCAGCCGTCAAAGCCGACACCGTATAAGCCCTCTGGTTAGCAACAGTATTAAAAGTAAACGAAGTCTCTAGAAAAGTCCAACGCTGCTCCAAATCCAGAATACGGTAATAGCCGTCACGAATATAAAGATTCAACAAAGAATCAGACAGGTCCTCGGTGTCAAGGTCAGTGATGTCTCGGACTGTGCTACGCAAAGTAGCAGCAGTCATCGTCTGGTAAGCCATTATGACTCCTTAAGGACAGTGGGTTTAGCAGTTTTGCGTGAATGACCTACGCACAGTTCTTGTCCACGCACCCGATTGGCTCCACAGGTATCATCGTTGCCCGTACATTTGTCGCCACGACCAATGTACGGTCCACTACCAGACGCAAGTTTAGAACCTGCAGTTGCACCAGCAGGACGGTTACCATAAACAGGTACACCATATAAGGAATGGGCGGGGACAGAGTTTTTAATCATCACTCATACGGGAATTGTTCCCCAAAACTGTTATTTGTCTTGCCTACCCATAAGCAACTTGATTATAGAAGCAAAATCGTTTACAGCGTTTGTAGCACCTTTGGTGCCAACAGCCCCACCTTTAACCTTTTTTAAAACTTTACCAGCACCCAAAGGAGCAGTAGAAAACAGCAAATTAGCAATATTCTTAACACTATCAGTAGCACTCTGTTTAGGTTTACCCAAATTGTATGCAGAGTCAGCACCAAACCATTGACCCAAACCAGTATTAGCCAACGCCTCTATACCTTTACCACCCTTAGAAATATATGCTTGTGTTTGCGGAGCAACACCAAACATATCTTTACCAGCACCCATAGGAGGAACCTCAATGTCTGCAGCCTCTTGAAACAAATCCTTGGATTTCTGACCAACAGCCTGAGATTCAATAAACTTTAAAATAGCCTCAATATCAAAACCAGACTTCTTGGCAACCTTAGGTTTCTTAACAGCCATAACTAGTTACTTAGGCTTATTTTTTTTGATGTCCTTACGGACCTGCTTAGCACGATTAGCGTTCCTAGAATCTCGGCGTGCTTTAGCATCAGCAGAGTTACGACCACCAGACTCCTTATATGCCTGTTGACGCTCCTTACGGCGTGCAGCATCCCTGACGGCTTTAGCCTCATCAGCGTTCTGCCTAGCACCCATACTCTTAGCACGATTAGCAATACCTCGTGAACGGGCTTCCTCAGCCATACGACCACGAACAGTAGACGAACTTTTAGCAGCCTCGTCAGCATAAAACTGTCTGCCGCTAAGTTTGCCCCATTCTTTAGCCAACTGATTCTGACCTTTACGAGTATCCAACATTCGTTGGCTACGCAACTCTAGTTGACGGGCAGCCTCAATGGCTTTCTTGCGTGCAGCATCCCCAGATGCAGCAGCAGCCTTCTTAGGCATCGGTGGCTTCTTACCTGCACCACCAGCCGCAGTCTTGGCAGTTTTACCAGCCTTACGCAAAAGAGCAACACCGCCCTTAAGAATATCGTCAGCACCACGCTTTTTCACGGACGCATACCACCCTTGTAGCCTTTGTAAACACCCTTAGAACCAAAACGCTTTTCATGTTGAACGGTTTGTCGTGCAACATTACTTGTAGCCTTGGCAGATTTTACAACACTTTTGCCCATGCCTCGTTGAGTTTTAAAAATTTCTTTTGCAGCCTTAAAACCAACTTTGATGATGTCATCAACACCGTTGGTCATTTGAATAGCAGGTTTCTTTGCAGCCATAATTATCTTCCCATCTTCTTTGCTTTTGGAACTACTGCGTTACCAATTCGTTTTGATGCTGGCTTTTGACGCTTAAAAGGTTTTTGAATTACTGCTTTTGGCATTGGCTTTGGCTTTGGACTCTTGGCAGGTTTTGGAATTGCTGCGCCACCAATCCGTTTTGGCATTGGTTTTGCAAATAAACGCAAATCGTTGTCTATAGAACCCTTTTTTGGTTTTGGACGCAACCGTTTGTAAGGACCCATTCCTTTAGCAATATCTTTAGGAGTTGGTGGTTTTGGTTCTCTCTTAGCCATTAGTACATTCCCTTCTTAGACATCTTAGACATTTTAGATGACTTAGCACCTTTAGACTTTTTGCCCTTAGGGTAAGTGGATGTTTTTGTCCCAGCCTTAGGTTTAGCATCAGCGTGACTGGATAGGATACTGTATTTTACTGGCATAATCATAATCCTTTAATACTTATAAACATTTATATACCATTATAGAAATGGGTGGGGATTTCTGTCCCCACCCATAACCATTTCGTTCCGTGCGGGGAACTAATTACTTAACTGCACCACCAGAGTTTTTGCGGTACAACTGCACTGCTGACGATGATGTTACAACAGCAAGGAATGTTGCTGAAGTTCCATCAAACACAACCATGTTTCCACCGTTGGTAATCGTCCAACCAGTAGCCGTAGTCACGGTGTATTGGTATGCTGACGCAAGGTTCACGATTGTGAACTCAAACGAAGTTCCAACTGCTTCATCCGTCAACGCTGCAAGCACGAGTGCTGCAGTTGGAAGGGTGAAAGTTGTGTCTTGTGTTGGTGTGCCAACAAACAACTTGCTAGTAAGTAGTTGTGCTGCTGTTGGTTCTGCTGCGTCAGTAATGGCTACTGCTGTAACCTTTTCTGCTGCTGCAATATATGTTTCAATACGCTTGCGTGTTACCGCACCGTCTGTATCATTTCCTAATAGTGGCATAATATTTCTCCTTGTTTTCTAGTAGTTAACTTAGGCTGTCTTAGCGGTCAGTTTGCCTTGCTTGGCACGGTTACGGACCGTGAGGTTACCGTAACACATGATGAGCGCATAGCGTGCATCCAAATCTTCTGGACGAATAAATGCGGTCTGGTCAAACCACTTGCTCGTGTGACCAACCAAAGTTAGGTACTTGCTGTTCAAGAAGAAGAATGTTCCTGCTGTGCAACCAGTGTCGTACATTACAGGAGCAGACTTGAACAACAAGTTCTGGAATCCTGCATCTGCAGTCTTAGTGTCCGTGTAACGGAGTTGTGGTTGAAGCAAAGCCTCATACTTCTCAAACAGGGTTTGAGTTGTCAACAGGGTATCTGGGTGGTCATTACCAACCGAAACGCTGTTGTATGCTGTTGCCATTTGTGCAAGTGTCAAAGCAGTTGAAGTGTTTTCCTCATATGACTTCCACCATGTGTAAGTGTTTGAGTCAATGTTTCCAACAGTGTTACCTGATTCAACCAAGTTACCAAGACCGTTCCAGTCTTTGTTACTGTTGCCAGTGCCGTTACCGAAGAACATTGTGTTGAAACCTTCACGCATTGACTCTTCAGCCTGCATGATTTTGGCTTCCAACAAGTTGATGATTTCTTGCTCACCGTTGTTCTTGGCTTCTTCAATACCAGAAATTGAAATGGATGCAGCATACTGCTTCCATTCAAACTCTGCTGCTGAAATGCCTTCTTGTGGGGCAAGGTTAAGAGTGTCATAGCCACCGTATGAACCAACAGTGTTGTTCAAACCGTAGATAAGTGGTTCAACAATTTTTGTTCCGCCATTAAGCATGCGGATACGACCCTTTTCCATAAGGGTGTAAGTCAACGGGCGTGCCGTGAAAATGTTGTCTGTGAGTTGGTCACGATAATTTGCCAGCGTTGTGCTGAGCAAGGTATCAAAGTTGCTGTTTGCTGAAGCCATGATATGTCCTTTAAAAGTTGTTTATAGAGTTAATGTTATTCTGCGCCCATAGAGCGTTTGGCTGCTTTCCAAGCCTCGCTAATACTAGTAATGGGTTGAAAGGATTCGCTAGTGGTATTGGTAGTAGCGGATGAACCACCCGACACAACACCTGCTTGCCGTTTTGCTGCAACAACACTATCGGTGTTTTGTTGCTGCTTCTCGGCTGCTTTTCTTGCTAATTCTTCTTTTGCCATCATTTTATCAAACGCAATCTGCTTGTAAGTTCCTTCCAAATCCGTTGAACCTGAGCGTAATGCTGCATTAACAACTTCTTGGATGTTGAAATCCTGATACTTTTGCTGCAAACCAGAAACTTCTTTCTCAATTTTTTGTTGAGATTGAAATTCCTCAAATGATGCAATCCGCTTATCTAACTGTTTATATCGTTGTTCCGTAGGGTCCAACAAATCAAAACCGTCATCCTCAGAAACCATATCTTGTGCAGCCTGACGGCTGATACCATAATGGTTACTAAGCATGTCAATAGTGCCAGCAGGGTCACGCTGTAAGGCTGCTTCAAGCGCACTAGCAAATTGGAACTGGTCCCGTTGCTGAGATAACTCTTGCGTCTTACGAGTATAATCTGCTTGCCTTTGATAGCCAGCAATTGCTTCTGATAAAGGAACTTGCAGTTCTTCACCATCTAACTTGACAGGAACTCTATGATTAGAGTATTCCTCTACAGATAAATATGGTGCTGTATCTTGGGCTTCTGAAACATCTTCCGAAACGGGTGACCCAACGGGTTCCTCGGCTGACACTTCTACGAGTTCATCACTCATTAATTTTATTCTCCTGAGTCCTAGTTGGTTGCTCTATATATTGATAGAGCCGTTCCCTACTAGGCTTGTGGAGGTTGCTGTCCTTGCAACATTGCTGCAAGTTGTGCAGGGTCCATAGGACCTGCACCACCTTGTGGTGCCATCTGTTCAGGAATAGCGGGGACAGGAGGAACACCAGCACCTTCAGGTGCGCCCATAGGGGCTTGTGGTTGAGCAATAAACTCGTCAGGGTTCTTTACACCAAAACCTTGCTGCAATACATATGCTGCAAGTTTTGGCATATCTATGATTCCTGCACCAGCGAACGGTGCCATAGCATCAACCATTTGTAAAGCCATCTGTCGGCGGAAAGATTCATTATGAGGTTGCGTTGAACCAGCAACTACTTCAAAATCAAAGTCACCTTGCAAATAGTCACGGTCATATTGAATCCAAACAGGTTCACCATCTTTACCGATAACACGGGCTACTTGCTCGCCAGTCATAAACTGGCGTGCTAAAGCAACCATGCGGCGACCACACTCACTAATGGCTTGCTCAATCATAGCCAACTTATCTGCAGTCCGAGCGTTGCTCGCATCCTGCACCAAAGATGATTCTGTAGCGGTACGCCTGATTTCGGATGTTCCACCACGCTGAATTTCTGACACACCAGAAACACGGTCAATGTCACCGATAATCATTTGTGTTTGGTCATAAAAATCTGACGGATTAATAACAGCAGGAAACGCTGCAACAATGCTAGATAGAGCCTCGTCACTGATGACGGGAACCATCACATTGTCCTCGTCTGATTCTAGGGCTGTACGACCCAAGTTGTCAAACGCAGATTCTTTATATAGGTATTTGCGTGAATACTTTTTACGGTGATTCATCATTTGGGTACGGGTTTCATTCAACTCTCTTTGCAGAGGTTCAATGGATTCCAAGTCACCAATAGGGTAAAAGTGGTCTGGGACATCATAATTGCGCAACATAACAAAAGGTTGCCCAAACGAATATGGCATCGGTGTTGGTTTAATCAAAAACTGGTCTGCGGAATCACAGAACACAGACATCGTTTTGGTTGAGATGTCGTAGTATTCCCAAATCTCTGCATAACCTTCAGTTTTGTCATAAATCTTTTTCTTACTAGGGTCATCCGAGTATCGGCTGACAGCCATAGTTTGAATCTGTTCACGAGCAGCCTTAGAGTATCGTTTGTCACTTTTAACATCTGCCATTGGACGGCGGATACGCTGTGCAATCCATTTGATGTCATGCATAGATGTTGCGTCAGGGTCAACAAACACATCCATAGGGCTAACCCGTTCAGCAAAAGGGCTATCCTCAACCACAACCGTAATAGGTGTAATTTCGTTACCGTCAATTGGGTCTAGGGCTTCACCTTCGTTTACTTGTTCTTCTTCAACGAAACGGTATCCAACTTTAACCCATCCATGACCGCAAGTTAAACTGTCTTTTACTGCACGGCGGAACTCGGTGCGGATGTCTTTGTAACGCCACCAATAGTTCACTACTGCTTCAGCGATAACGGCGTTAGCAGCGTTTGCTGGGTTGGTGGCGTTAACAGAAATTTTTGGGTAGTTAACAGAAATGTTTGGTGCAATAATGTTGATGGTTGCAAACGCAATGTTGATTGAGAGTCTGTCCTCGGTACGAAAATCTTCGTACTGTAAACCTTTATACATGTCGGTCATTCTGCGCCATGTCGCATCATAACCGTCATCTTTACGCCAACGCTTAGATGCTTCTAAGCGTTGCTTATAATGCTTTAGTGAATCGTATGCAGATTTCTTAGCCATTATTTTTCTTCCTTAATACCTTCATGCCAACCAATATGGTTGTCAAGTTTGGAACCAATCTTGTCCACTTTGTTGCCTATTACTTTTAGCAAAATTCTTCCTTCAGCATGCTGGTCAGTATTTTCTTTACGCAACTTCTGCAAAATGACCACAATAGGTCCCATAATTAAAGCAACAACAATAGGAACCCATATTTCAGCCATATTTTATACTCGCTCAATAGTCAAGCCAGCAGCCTTGGCTTCCTCAACTTGTTGCTTCTCACGGAACTTCACACTTGGCTGATTATGCCAATCATCCTGACCCCAAGTAAAACCTAGGCGAACATCCTTAACATGGCATGCAAAACAAATCTCACCTCTACGGGGGAGTTCATCGGCAGCAAACGATTTGGCACATTTCTCGCAATTAAACATCATAATAGTGATAGTTCTGTTCCCAAAAACTAGAAAGGGACTCGTTTCCGAACATTATGTGACCCCATGAACACTTTATTTTCATTTGTTGGACTAAAAAGGTGTTGTTCCCACCATAACAAACTATTTTTTGGTACAGAAACATTACCCCTGTATTCTGGTAGCCAAACATATTTGAGCATCTGGACTGCAATAGCCAAACTTATAGTACGGTCATCGTGAGGGCTGCCAGTCGTGCGACCATTCTCTTTCCGAACATAAGTTTTTAGTTCCGCAATTGTTTTCATACAAACCAATTGCAAACCATCATCACGCAAAATAGCACTCAGTTCATCAATAGCCAAAGGCTTACTGGTTGTCGTAGTACGCCAACCCAACACATCAGTAGCATCAGCACGGACAGAAGTAAGACGGCGTTGTTTATAAAGGTTCTTATAACCATGTTTCTGCGCAGCCTTGAGGGTGGTTAGACCATGATTATTGGATTCAATGCCAACTAAACAGTTGTTGTACCACCAACCCAACTCAGCCAACAGTTCCCCAAACAAGTCTGGTTCAATGTGTCCATGCCAATGTGCAGCCACCTGACCAGTGGAGGCATCAATTATGTGGGCTGAACTATAATCACCATGAGTTAAACCTTCAGCGACATCAGCACCAATCGTATAAACGCTGTCTAGTTCTGGATACAGCCAAACAGACAGGTTGCCATCTTCGGCATGGCGAAACTCGCCTTTGCCGTCAGCAAACAAATGTAAATACCCTTGGTCAGGTTCAATTGTTTCCATCTGATTCAACATATCTATGTCAAATACTGGGTTTCCTGATTTGATGAACGCTTCTTCAGGGAAGCGTGGATACTCTTGATGCATCTGCCAAGATTGCATGTTTCTCGCTTTTGCTGTATACCAGTCCTCGTTGCGTTCACCATCAGCGTCCCAAGGGAAAAAGATTCCTTTAAATTGGTTGGTGCCAGTCTGCGAGCCAACCCATAACTGATGAAAAAAGTTGCCACTACCATTAGCGGTGGACAAACCAATAACACGACCACCCACATCCGCAATCGGTTCAATAGATGCCCACGCTTCCTCAGGGTTCGGTAAGAACGCCCACTCGTCCACAATAACTAGGTATACGGATTCTCCACGAGCAGGGTCATTACCAGAAGGTAATGACTCAATAGCAGACTCGTTATCAAACATCATTTTAAGTTGATGGTCAGTTGTTTGTTGCGGTCCACGCTCTTTCATCCACTGCGGAATAAACTTGTAACCATACTTGCTTTTAGCCAACAACTTAACAGATTCTCGTTCGGTACGGGACAACATGACAACGAAACGGTCTGGACGAAAAAACACTAGCCAAAACGAGTATGCGCTAGCCAAAGTAGAAAACCCAATCTGACGAGCCTTCAAGACGATACTGTAGCGTTCGGTCATCCATGCACGCATAGTTTCCATTTGGGCTTCACGCAACTCAAACTGGATACGCCCCTTCTCAGGATGTTTAATAGACCAGTAGTTGCCACAAAAGTATTTGAACGCAGCCAACTGTTCATCTATGGTGGCGTTTTCGGGTCCACGACATAAACGCCATTCTTTTTCGTTTAACAAAACATTTAAATCCAAGGTTCACCACCCCAAGGTTGCCATCCAGCATAATCATACATAACCATAAACGCTTTAGCGTTTATAATCGGGTCCCATAAATCGGCACAAGTTTTTAAAACCTTTTTTTCTTGCAACCAACCCAACTTAGAATACTTTGACGGTTGACACCAGTATCCGTTGATTTGAAACAACCCGTAAGACCCACCATTAGGGTCCTTCGGGTTGAAAGCCAGTTGTCTGCACCGTGATTCACGGTGCATAATGTAATCAACTTGTAACATCATTTTACGGTCCTCGGAAACAAACCGAATAATGTGTTCACGATTATCACATTTCAAATCCATAGGTTTCTTAGCGGAGACAACTGTTCCACCAAACAATGAATAACACAAAATAGCGACTATCAAAAGTTTCTTCATATAACTCTATTCTAGACAACACCAGTTGCCCATAGACAATATATTACTTAGTTTGCAACCATGCTGTTACGGCTTCAGGGATAACATCCCCAGCAACATAACGAAGATGCCAAGGTTCTTCTGGGACTACTTCCCAAGACCAACCAAATTTAGCAACATTATTAAACATCCATTCTAAACGCTCACCATTGGAACCTGCAACATCAACCGCAACACCCAACATGTGTTTAGAACATGTTTTAGCATCATCGTTTGGTGCAGCCAACGGCGCATTTTTAGGTTTCAAATAATACTTAACACCATTATAGGTCCGTGTTGACGCACCAACAATAGGTTCTTGTTGATAGCGTTGCATAAACCCAGCCTTCTGTTGGGCAATACTGCGGAACATGTCCCCGACACTGGACGGAGCCAAGTTGATACCATCAAGTTTGGCGGCAGCCTCCATAGCCTCCCAAGCGTCAGCAGCACACAACTCTAGTGAGCCACCTTTAACCACTTTGCGCAACATTGCAGGGGTCACCTGACTAGGCTTCTTGCCCTTAAGGTGTTTGCAGGGTTTGAATGGTGTTATAAACAGTTTCAACTATTTAATGTTCTTTCTTGCATTTTTTATATTTGTTTGATTTACAACAAATGCACGGTCTTTATAAATTTGTTGTTTATAAACTGTTTTAGCCTTTTTTGATTTAGCATAATTTTTTGCAGGGCTTTTAGAACCCATTACAGGCATTTCATTATCTATTAAATTATATTTGTTTAATTTATTTTTTTTTAAATAACTTCCAGCACGATTTTTAATAGATTTATCTGAAATTTTATCTAATCTTTGTGCAGTTTTTCCTACACCTTTATCGGCAATAAAACGAGCAGTTTTAGCAACAATTGGTCTTACTATATCGTCTATAATTCCTTGCGGTCTGGCAAGACCAGTAATAGCAGGTTTCTTAGCCATTACTTGACAGCAACCTTCTTTTTGGCTGCCTTCTTCACAGTCAACGGCTTACCCTGAGAAGCCTTGGAACCGATAAACGATGCAACAGTCGGGTCACCAATCTTCGTACTAGCCCATGACAGTCCTGCAGCCACCAACGGCATAGCCATAGCAGTCAAAGCAGCATCAACATTATATTTTACACATAAATAGACCACAATACCAAGAACGCCACCTTTGGCGGTTTGGTCAACTGACTGATTACGGTTATTCATTTTTTGTCTCCTAAGAGTGCGCCAACCATGTGAACCATGATGGCTACCAATGTTATCTGTATACCCAAAGTTCTAGTTGAACCCGACAAAGTGATTAGAACCATACCAGTTCCAGCCAATGTCCAAGTCAGACCATGAATTTCGGATATAATCTTCTTCATACACTTTAACCTATTTGTTCCTTCGTTGACCTGCAGCAACGGTGGCAGCCCCAGCAGCCACCGCAATAAGGGTTCTACGAGTATCCACAGGAACATTGGACCCCAACGGAACATAATCACCTAAACCATCATCAAACACATTTATCGTTTCCTCAAACGCATTTCTTACTTGTATAGGGGCATCCTGAACTGCTTCAACCAAAGCATCCAGTTCAGTGTTATCTAATACGGTTACATCCAAAGTTTCAAAAATTTCTGTTGCCTGTTCAGCAGTTACTACAGCCAAAACTTCGGTGTTGGTTGCTAATGATACGGCTTGGTCGGCTGTTACAGCCGTACCAAGAATCTGTTCAATCAAAGCAACCGCTTCAACCTCGGTCAAATCTTCTATAGAATCAACCACAGTGTCAAACTGTTCATCAGTTAAAGATATATCACCATCACCAGCGTCCTCTAAGGCTTGGACAAGTTCTGGGGGTAATTCCTCCAATATTGCTGGCGGAAGCAGCACAGGCAATTCTGGTGCGTCTGGGAAGATATCTGGAGGTAGTGGCATCATGTCAGGTGGTTCTGGCATAGTGTCAGGTGGTTCAGGTAACTGTCCAACAAATGGTAGAGTATCTGGTGGCTCAATCATAGGGTAAGTATCGGGAGGTAGTTCTAATGTTTCTGGTGGAAATATTACAATCGGTGGCAATTCAAGCAATATATCTGGTGGCTCTAACTCAGGTGTGGGTGGCAGAAGAACCGTTGCAGGTGGTTCTGGTACTGTTGGCTCTGGTTGGGGTATATAAATTATTTGAGGCATCGTAGTAATCGGTGCGCTGGTTACAGGCACAGTCGTAGAGGGTGCAATAGTAGAAGTGGTCGTCGTTGTAGTCGTGGATGTTGTTGTGGTGTCCCATGATGTTGTTGTCTCCTGAATAGTTGTTGTAGTTGGAACACCGTTGGTTGTAAACGCTGAGTCGGGAACAATAGTCCATCCCTGATTGTTAATATTCCAAGCCAACATCAAACATGATGCCCCACCATATTCGTACATCCACAAATCCAAAGAATGTGCGTCTGCACTAATGTCTAGAGGACCTGATTCCATCCAAGTGCAACCTTGGTCGTTCCAGTTACCCCACTCATTACCATTAATGTTGATTATGCCACCATCGTCCGATGCTAACCAAAACTCTATGGTGTTATGTTCAGGTATCTCTATGAAGCCTGTCATATGAACCATAAACAAGTCGTTCGTGCAGTCTAGGTACGGTTCACCGTCATACGAACGGTTAATATTATTTTCCACTTCACTACCGCAAACGGTATAGATGTTGTCTGACCGTGTGGGAGGTACGGTATCTATTGCGTAGTAAGTGGTTTGTAGTCCTGCTATCGGTTCAGCGTTAGCGGTTGGTGCGAACAGTGCAAGTATTGCTACTGGCGCAAATATTAGCCAACGAGAAGTGCGAGCCACATTATTCAGGCTCAACTACTGGCGCAACAAAATCTGTGCCATTCCATGTGTAACCAAGACCAGCATAA